TAGTTCCAGGAATAGTAACATAACCTGCTCTCTCAGAAAGTTCAGGCATTTTAATATCCCCAATATATTTTACAAAACTTTTGTTTCCTTTTTTAGAAGTAAAGCTAATTCCAAAACGGTATATTTCTCCACGCTTATATCCTTTTAAGAATCTTAAATAAGGAGAATTAAAGTTATTTAGATACCCAGAAGGATAATCTTGCTCTAAAGAAACTATTTCATTTATAATTTGTGTATCACTATGAGAAATTTTGTTAGCAACTAAGCCACTGTCTAATTCATGTAAGACAAAAGTATAGTCAATATTATCTCCTGCTCCCCCTAAATAATAATTGCCATTATTTTCTGTAGGGTTTTGATATTTATATTGGTCATTATTTTGCCAATCTTCTATTGTACCATCTGGTTGAGTTGTAAAGTGAGTTCCAGATTCATCGTTATAAGGATTAAAATGAAAGTCTTCATAAGTTTCTCCTGTTTTTAAATATCTGTTTGTTGATGCATTATAATCTAAAGTCAGTGTCGCAGAACGTGTATTACCAGCTAATAACACTTGATCTTTTGCAGCAAAGGTTTTATTTGTAAAAAAAGGATAGCGGTTATCTACATAATCGTTGTAAGAAAGAAAAACCTCAGATTCTAAACCAGAATGAATAAAAGTAGCTTTGTTATTAACAAGAGAAACAGTATCTATAGCTGTTATCTCTGGGGGAAGAAATTTATCTCCGCTGTAAATAGCCACAAATGTAACAGTGTCATATAAATTACTTGGGTATTGAGATACGTCTACTGATATTTTTACAGACTTTGAAGCTGAAAAAGTGTTGCCGAAATTTGTACTATTTGGGGATTCATCTACTATTTTAGAATCGCTGTAATCTTTAGCGTCATTGAAAGCTGAACCTATTAAAGAAATAGGCACAGAATTTTCAGATAATAAACTCTTTTTGCCGTCATAAGTTGTAAGGTAAAACGCATACTCATAAACACCTCTTCTTAAATCTCCACCTTCAAAAATATGTTCTACTATCGGTGCAGAAAAAGATGCATCTGGATGAAGCTGTGTAAATTCTATTGGGGCATCTACAGGTATTGTTATAAGGTTTAAACTTCTTGTTTCAGATTTATGCTCTGAGAAATACAACCTTTCTTTTGTAGAGTTTTCTCTTATTCCATGTGATTGTACAGTTCTGTAAACAGATAGAAGTAAATCTGGACTAGAATAAATAAGAGTAATTACACTAACAAGTGTTTTAGGACTTATTACAACTTTATAGATATACCCAGTACCACCTTCTTCAGTCAAAGAATCAGTAGTAATTAAATAGACAGTCTCAACAATTGTAGTATAGTTAAGAATATACTTCCCTGCTGGGATAGTAAAATTATACTTGTTCCCACGAATATTAATGACGCCTCCTTCAGTACCGATTTCTGCATCAGTAGTCATTCTACCATTACGTAACTGGTATATCAAGTTATTTGGAAATAACTCAACACTAAAGTCCTTGTTTACAGACGCATATGAATGTGCTTGTGCTTTCATGAAGTGTAGCTTCCGTGCCAGTTTCTGTATTCTCTATCTGCTAAAGAATGCATATTAATATCTTCTGGATAAAGGTCTTTTATTGTCTTTATCCAGTTGTCTTTGAATACTTCTCTTTGTGGCCTATTGAACATTTTAGCTTTGTTGACAGCTTGAGCAAAATACCAATCTCTATCTTTTTCTATTCTATTAAGTTTTCTTTCATCAAACTTATCCATAAGATACATGTTTCTTGCAACTTTCCAAGCAAGTTCATGTATAGCAGCTTCTTGCCAAGAGTCTTCTTCTGGGATAGCTGGGTCCCCATTTTGATCTTGGGGCAAACCTTTATAAGATACTCTGATTATACCTTCATCAAAATTTGTAAAAATAGTGCTGTCATTAACATTATACCTAGCCTTAGAGTGCACATAGAAATCAATAGGTACAAAATGTCTTTTACAATTAACATCTGCAGTATTCCATTTCATAGGGGCAACATTGCACGGATTACATTTTGCTTCTTCTAAGGTTTTTTCACAAGACTGTGCGACAGATATTAACACAGACATGTCATCAGGAGTCTCTACTTTCCCAAATTCTACTTTAAGAAACTCTGTCTTATCTGTAAGTACATGGAAAGACCCACTTAAGCCTATTAATCTCGATAGCCATTGCTTAGCTTCTAAGTCTGAAATATTGCCTACAATGAATTTAAAGTCATCTTTGGCTTGTTCGAGGACAGCTTTATAAGATATGTAATTATAAATTTCCATAGTTATGCAATAAAAGCTCTTTTATTAGAGCCCTCTTTTATTATTTTCCCTAGAGCCCTTTTGTTTTTTGTGCAAAAATCAAATCTCCAACTTTGGTCCTCTAAGAAAAATGTTCTTAGAAACATATGTTTAGCGACATACTGTTTAGTATGATCGTTTATAAATTTTAATAAAGGCTTATTCTTTATACTCTTTCTTTCTAAACTTGTTACACCAGGGTAAAGTTTTTCCCAGTATTCAAAAGTAGCTTTCCAATTTATAGGTAGCATAGGATTGATTTCACCTTCTTCCATCAAAGGAACCTTGATGAATTTTACATAAATTCTACCTACTCTATGGATATATATTTTACCCCCATCTTGTACTTCAGCCATCATAGCTTTGGTCAAATCATTAAATACCTTACGCATTTTACCCCTAGAAATTCTTGTAGGGTCTTTTTTAAGCTCCTTCATATAGAACTTATAAAAATCTTGGGTCGTAATATCAGAGTTATTGTTGCCTAGTCTCCCCTTTGGCCTGTGCATTTTGTGATTCGCCATCTTCTCTGTCTTTATTATCATTAGTAAGATCTTTAGGTATACTAGCTTCTCTTCCTAATTGTTGCAATACATTAGGCTTTACAAGAGATTCCCACATCCAAGTAGATATTGGGTAATCTGAGGTAAGCTTATTAAAGCAAGCTTTTTCAGAATTTTCTTCGCATTTGAATTTAGCCAGAGACGTAGGGTCTTCAAATATCCCTCTTATCATTAAGTATCTTATAGAAAGAACATCTGTAGATTTACTATAAAGATATAAATAGCCTTCCATTAAAAACGAGAACACTTCTTTAGAGGAGATTTTGTTACTGCCCCTATAAGGTATAGTTTGATAATCTACATGATTAAGTCTTTTACTTGTCATCTGAGGAGATCCTACAGAGATTATCCCATCTTTATCATGGAACTCTATTGTGTCAGGAAGTTTCTCAACAGACCTAAGTATAGTGCATCCTTCAATTTCCTGGCCACAGCACATAAGAGAACTTACTGGCTTCATAGGAAAACATCCTATTGTCTGAACAATAGTATCATCAAACGTCCTTGATCTCTTATTTTGCTCATTACGTATATGCAAAGCTCGTTGCTGATTGGTAAGATCCACGTAATAATCATAAGAGAAATCTGAGTCACTAGTTGTAATATCCAGTGCTTCTTCATATTGAGATACTATTTGCTCTAGCCTTAGCATAATCTTTCACTGGCTTTATTCAAAATTTGTAGAATATCTTTTTGACTAACACAAGCACAGGTTTCTAAGAACTCTGCTTCTGTAGTGCAAGATAAGAATTTTAGGGCTCGATAAGCATATATTTCGTAAAAGCCATTGCAGAATAATCCATAAGATCTTTTAACTCTAAATATTTCTATTTTAGAACCATAAGCAGATTGTAATGCTTTTACTTTATTTTGAAATTCTTCAAAAGTCATTTTAAGAATCGCTTATTGGAACTGTATTTATAGCGTTTGCTCCATCCCATATTCCAGTGAATCTTATTGTGTCAATGTAAGTTTTAACAAATCTGACATCAGAACCAGCAGATAAAGGACTAGGATCTACAGAGCCAATACGTGCAGCTGCTCCTATAAGAGTAACTATTCCTGCAGGACTTACTGAAAAGCTTACAGGGAAAGCAGTTTGTTGTCCTAAAGAAGTTAATACAGAAGGGCTTCCTCCATTGATAAATGCAGTTCCTTCAAAGTAAACTACTCTAGGAGGAGTAAAAGGAGTTTCTATTTTAAAGACAATTCCATTGTCATTTATATTAGATCCTGCAAATCTCAGTCTTCCTGCAATAGTTATTTGTCTAGATTCTGTTGCTGTAACATATATCCTATCTGTGTCATACTTAAAGTTATTCTGGAAGTCTGTTACTTCTCTTGAATAAGCTTTGCACTTATAAGAGAGTATACTAACCTTATTAACAGTCTCTTTTAAAGACTTCCAAACACGTAAAGTCCCTGTAGGAAGCAAGACTAGTTGCAGAGGGGATATAAGATACGGACATTCCTCAAAAGAGTACCCAGCTGGTATTACAATTGTAACTGGGGAAAGGGTTTTGTTTGTAATTTCAATAGGCTGATAGTATTGGTAACTATCCATTAAAAGATCATACGTTCCCGAAGAACTTGTAAGAACTACCTCTACGGGGTATCTCGGGTCATTTATTTTTATTTGATCCGTAGTTTGAGTAACAGTTAAGTTATCTGACTTAAAAGTTCTAAAGTTATACGCAGAACCAACTTGGAATACTTCTGCTTCACCACCAACATTGGAAAATACAGAATCTGATAAACCATCTGCTCCATTATATATTTTATAAGTCCCTATAGCAATAGTTTCTGCTTCATCTGCCCATAGTGTATATGTATCTACTGCTCCTGGTAGACTCGCTGTAGGAGGCTTAAGACTAGAAATAGTACTTTTAGTAATAGAAGAATGATGTACAGACAAACCTTGTAAACCTATTGGCAAAGTAACGTTGTTTACAACTCCACTAGTCAGAGTGATTTTAATTATAGTATTGCCTACAGAATCAACAGAAGAGGTAATGGATCTTATCCCAACTCCAGGATTTCCTGAAGTTCCTTTATTTACAATAAGGCTCCCGCAGGCACCATTACAAGAAGAAGAATTACATGTGCACATTAGCAGTCGCAGTTTTTAGATATGGCTTTGCATCTAGTAGAAAGATCTTCAATTATATCTTTTACTAAAAGTGGGTCCGTTATTGATTCAGAATTTACAGAAGTTAATAGTCCGTGTAATTCCATTGATAATTTAGTATGTTCTTTAATAAGGCTTTCATATTCTGTACTGGTAGTAGCTAAAAGCGCTTTTGCTTCTAATGACCTTAAACAGCAAGACAAACTTTTTGTGATTAACATCGTTGTTACTGAAGCTGTAGCACAATTTTCTTCTGTCAAAAATTCTATTTGATACTCAAAAGTATAAAGACCATCTGGAAGTTCCATATCTATGTCTGCTATAGACATGCTAGGTAAAGCCGGATCTGTATAGTTACCGGAAGGAATAGCATAAACAGTGATTACACTTTCTGGGTCAGTTACTGTTAGAGTTATTGAATCTATATCTGTAGTAGGTACAGCTGTATCTCCTGGATTATATTGCCACCCCATAGCTTTATCAGGGTATAATCCAGAGACGTCTGTAATTGATAACCCATCACAGGATAAACCTAAACATATATTTGTACAAACTTTTGCCATTATTCTATTGTTACAACTACATTCATTCCTGTTCCTGGAGTAGTAGTTCCTACTGCTGTTAATACAACATCTATAAGTTGGTCTTCTACTAGTATAATATTTAAACCTGAAACGTTTTTAGTACTAACTCCATCAGCAATAGAGAAACTATTTACAGATACCCCGTCTACTCTGAGGTCTCCTGTTAAAGCGCTTCCTGTATGAGCTGTAGGAACAGTTACTTTGTATCTTTTGATAGCTTTACCTGCCATATACTGAGGAACAACAAAGAAGATTTTACCATTTATAAGTGCTTCTAAGTCTGCATTTCTAGCAAATTCTGTGATAGAAAAAGACTCTTTTACTACTGGGTCTGTTTCACTACTTCCCCAATAAGCTTTTTGAGCAGCCATATCCCAGCGCATAGTAGTAAAACCTGAACTAGCACCTGTGCCTATAATAGCAATTTCTATATCATGTCCCGAGCCAGTTACAACTGTAGTTGTTTTTATTAAATCTGTAGTAGAAATACTTGGTATAATGCCTAAAACTTCTGCATTAGTAATAGCTGTTATAGTGCCTTGTTTATCTTTTGTACTAAAAGTATAACCTCCTCCTATTAAAGAAGCAAGGGGTACACTAGCGTTATAAGCTGAGCCTATTCCAGTAAATGTTAAGTCTGTTCCAACTAAGGCAACTGTTTGAACAAAGCTATTCCCAATGCTGCTTATTAAAGGTTGAAAGTTAATATCCCCAGACCATGCATCTCCATCTCCACCTTCTTCAAATTTTAGAACTGCTCCTTCAAGTATCACGGAACGGATGTAGCTATTTGTATTAGCGCTTGTTGTGGAAGGAGTTTTTAAGTCGTAGCTACTACCTGTCCAATATACAATATCCCCAATATTCTGTTGACTGATATTTACATCTAATAAGTCTGGGAATCTCCCTTTAAAGATAGGTGTTAAAATATAAGGGTTTAGTGCACTGCCAGTACCCGATACATCCATTTGCATTACTGGGGTATTAGTTCCTAAAATGGAAGTTTGCCCAGTATTAAGTGTTATAGAAGTAATAGCACCTAGTTCATCTAAATAAGATAGCTTATTAGTAGTAGAGTTATAGCCAAGAGTTGTGAGAGTTTCAGAACCAGAAAGTGTCACTAGTTGATCAAACAGTGCTTGAATATTTGTAATAGCTCCAATACCACTTAATAAGATATCATGTGTATCTGCTATTCTTAAATTAGAAGCATTAATATTCAAGTTAAATACTGTAGCTGCTTCGTTAGTATAAGTAACAATTCCGTTAGTGTAAGCAAGAGTTGTTATGACGTTGCTAGTCTGAGGTACAAAAAGACCAGTGCCATCTAAAGTAAGTTGGTTTCCAGAAGTACTAGAAAGTACCGCTTTACCTTGTATTTTACCTACACCAGCAGAAAAGTCTGTAATAAAATCTAAAGACCCATCAGAGTAATAATGCAGTCTGTCTGTTAGTTCTACATTAAAAGGCCCTTCTGCTACAGTAACTCCATCATCTCCGGAAGAGATTTTAAAGATGGTGCCTATGTCTGCAGCACCTAAAGATGTAAATAATCCTCCGTCAGTTCCTACAACTAGTTTATTACCTGCATCTTCGGAAATTAACCTAGTCCAAGTAGACGTAGTTCCGTCATACAATATTGCATAAGGGTCTGCAGTACTGGCATCAGTTGCTACACCAGCCCCTGGCATCAAGGTTACTGCCAATAAGTTAGCACCTGCTGTAGAAATCTTAAGAATCTCGTCACCAAGATTGTTTGTTTTTACAGTCAGTTTGTCTCCCTGTGTAAGGGTAATCAGATTATTATTAATATCTGATACAACAATGGATTCTAATATACTACTTCCACAATCAGCCATGTTCTATTCTACGTTTAATTAGTTCTAAATGTTTCATTTTAAAATGAGCAATACGGTAAGAGTTGCAATTAGACTTAAAAAAAAGCCATCTTCTCGTTTATCCCACTTACTTTTCTTTATGCTTTCTTCAAGCAAATCTTTTTTGTCTTCTTGGCATTCAAAGCATATTTTCTTTTGGATAGCCAAACTATCAGATACAACTTTTAAAACAGAGCTAGTTTTATATAGCTTTACAGAAAGGGTATCTTTTAAACTTTTACTCCAAAAAACTTCACTCTTCATGTCTACACATCTTCCCAAGATATCTAGTAAAACATCTTCTTGAGGGTATGTAAACATAATACGAGGTTCGCCTTCATACTTAATCCTTTCTGGGATTAAGTTCAATGTAGTATTTTGCCCAAAGAGCATCCCGCTGCTTATCAGTAAACTTCCTAATAACAGGAGCAGTAGGGGTTTTTTTACCAAGTTCATTTATCTTTTTCTCGTATTGTTTAATAATATCAATAGACTCATCAATGTATTTACGTGCATTTTTTAAGTCTTCTTCTGTTTTATTATAACTTTTTTTCAGTTGTACTATTTCTTTTTTTGTTTTTTCTGTTTCTTTATATTTTTCAAACATGCTTTTTGTCATTGGCACGGATCTAAGTAGTGCAAACAGTATTAAGATAATTAATATTACTAACCACCAATATTTTTTAACAAGGTTCGTCATCTTCAAAATTCCTATCATCATTTGATCACTCCTTTTTTAAGGAATACATCCATTAAATCAGAATCCTTGAATATACCCTCCTTGAAGTTTGGATTCTGGACCATTACTCCATTCACCTTAATGTGTGAATAGAAGCCATCCAACACCAATTGAGCATAAGCTACTGCTCCTGGACAAGCTGTTCCGTGTCCGGGTAGTTGTATGTCCCTGTGGGCGTAGATGCCATTGATAACACCTCCTTGATTATCCACCTCCTTCACGATGATAATAAGTTGCGCCACCATCGTGTTAACTGTCTTTCTTGTAGCGGCTTTCTTGTCTCCTGAGCCCAGAAAGACGGTACTTATGTATTTGGAGTTTTGTGCCTTCACTCCATAAGTAGATTCTTCCACCTCTGAGAACATACACAATGAGCCATCCCATGTAGATGCTGAGATATAAGAGGCATCCTTAAAGCCTCTTTCAATGCCAATTTTCTTTAATCCGGCACAGCTTACGCCAAACGTCTCTGCAAAATGGACCGCTATTCCATAAGACTGTCCGGGAATAACCTTAACAGAGAAGTCCTCCCCATCCCTGAAGTCATAGACGGAAACTCCGAGAGCAATCATGGCCCCTACTATTACTGCCATTATGGGTTTTGATGCTGTTCTCATATTTTGTTTTTGCTAGCGAAGAATCTCTTCAACATCCAATTGATAAGCGCAGCGCCCAGAGCGCCCACAGCACCATACAGGAATACAATCCCTAAATCCATAGTGAACACGAGCCAGTCGGGGTATATATAGGTGGGCATAAGGTCGTATCCATTGGCCACTTCAGCGTATCCCGTTCCAAGGCCTATAACTGCGCCTGTGTTCCTCGATACTGTATCTGATACGGTAGAGATGCTATCTACGAAGGTTTGTATTTCCTGGTTCATAAAAGTATTCAATAGTTTAAAAATTCGCCTTGCGCTGGGTCTCCTGCAACCGTTTAGTATTAGTATTGTGGGTAGCTTGCACCTTGACCTCTGTTACTCTTGTAAATTATCTTAGAAAACCTCGACATTGGGATATTAATTAAATCCCCATTGAAAAATCCTTGGACTATAATTGTAGAATTGGAAGTATTACCTGCGCCTAAAGCAAAGCTGTGCAAAGCACCCGGGTAAATAAAAACAGTTACAAGATTACCGTTGTATAAAATCTCATAAGGGGATATATCATATGTTGGAAATAAGCCGTTGGCTAAAGCGGGATCAGCTGCTTTTAATCTGCCTACTCCAGTTATTGTAGTAGGAGGTATACTTTCAGTACGTATAAAAGAATAGGACCTTCCTTTTAAAGTATCTCCTGTTAAACCGTCAATAAGTTGAACTTCTAAGTCCCAATATGCATCTACATATAATTTTCCCTGAGAATCAATAAGAGGATTTACATCATAGGGCCCCACATTAGTTATGGCTACTGTAGAATTATAAACTTTCATTGTACCGTATCCAAAAGGATTGTTTCCTGTAGGAGTTTGCACAAAAGTTTCACCTGCTATAAGAACAGCAGTATTAGTCTCTTGGTCTATAGTATATACCCAATTTTGATTTTCATCATTAGCTTTTGTGTAGATAATAAAATTCCTGAAAAGACCGTTATAAAAAGCATCAAACCAATAAGCTCTGTACTTTACACCTGTGACAGTATCCATAGCACCACGTAAGTCTCCGTAAGGATTTCCCCCATGAATTAAATTAGAGATATTAATCGGGTCTTGAGGAGCAGAGTATTCTACATACGGGAAATATTCTCCATACCCTGTATAATAGCTCGCTATGTTAGTATCGAGTAGAAGAATCCTAGTTTGATCTATTTCATAATCTCCTAAATCAGAAGGTTTATGCTCAGCTGCAAGTTCAACAAGAGTTTTTTCTAATATAGGAGTATCTATTTCTTTGCTACAAGAAATAAATAACAGCAATGCAATAAAAGTGTAAGTTATGTTTTTCATTTTCTGTTTTTATATTCTATACTATTATACGGGAGTTTATTCAAATAGGTTATGGGAATAATCCTTGGTCTATTATGGTCCAGTTTAATCCTCCTGGATTTGTTAAAGTATCCCTTGAAGCTTGTCCTGCAGCAGTATACTTAGACAATCCCCCATGAAAATTTTGATTTGAAATTAGAGTTTGCCCAGCAAAAGAGTTTAAAGTCGCATCATAGTTAGCAGTAGAAAGTGTCACACTATTAAGAAAATTAGTAAAACCTTGTCCTGATATACCGGAACCTACTAAAGAGACATCGAAGTTTTCTAGTGTCTGGTCAAACCCATAAGCGTATAAGAACATACCTTCCATACTCAAAGCTGCCGAAGTGTCCCAAGTTCCTGGAGAACCTATAGCTTGATTAAAAATGGAAGCTCCTTGGAACATGTAATTAAAATCTGTTACAAAACTTACATCCCAGCCTGAGATATCTTCATTGAAAAGAGTGCAGTTATACAACATAGAACTCATGTTAGTACAAGAAGAAGTATTCCAATTATATAACCCCAGTTTAATCTTAGTGTTATAAAACATTCCGCTCATATTTTCTACAAGACTAACATCCCATTTAGCACTATCTTTTACCAATGGAATATCTCCTTCGTTGTTAAACTGTGTAGCTCCGAAGAACATACGTGCCATCGAAGTAGCACTACCAGTTGCCCAATCTGTTACTTCTCTATTAAAGTTTATTGCTCCTCTAAAAAGATCATCAAAGACTTGAACTAAAGAAACGTCCCAGCTATTTACAGTCTTATTAAAAGAAGTTGCTCCATAAAACATTCCTGCTACAGAGGTAACTGAAGACATATTAAAATGAAATACTTCTTGGTTAAAAGAAGCATTTGTTAAAAACATATAATTTGTGTTTATTAAAGAACTTGTCACCCAATCTGTTAGCGCTTTATTAAAAGGACATTGTCTAAACATGTTACTCATATCTGTTACAGAGCTTACATCCCATTTTGGACCTACTGTTGCTAAAGGTCCAAAATTGAAACTTGACGCAGCAAACATTCCGCTCATATCTGTTACAGAACTTGTCTTCCAATCTGATACATCTTGGTTAAATTCGAGAGCATTATAGAACATTACTCCCATGCTAATAACTAGAGAAGTATCCCATAAAGCATCCCCGTCTAACACTTGATTAAACTTATGTGCAAACCTGAACATTCCAAACATGTTAGTGACAGCAGAAGTATCCCAAGTATTTAAAGGCTGATTAAACTTTTTTGCATAAGAAAAAGTATAACTCATATTTTGTACAGAAGAAGTATCCCAATTAGATAGTGGCTTATCAAATACAAAGGCTTCTTCAAATGTGGAACTTAGGTCAGTAACATTTGAAATATTCCATGAATTTATATTTTGGTCAAAACTATGACAAGCTCTAAAAGTATAATGTAAACTATTACAAGGATTAGGAGCATTTAACCAAGTAGAAAGACTTTGGTTAAAATCTTGGCAATTATAAAACAGCCAATTTAAGTTAATGAAATTAAGAGAATAGGGCCCCCAAGAATTTAAAGGTTGGTCAAAATCTAAACAACCTTCAAATAACCTTACTACGATTGTGCAAGTAGCTGGAAGAACCCAATTTCCCACAGGTTGGTTAAATACATAACAGCTCTTCAGCATACCTTCTAAGTTTACTGCAGAAGCCATGTTCCAAGAAGAGATATTATCGTTGAAAAGATAATTGCCAGCAAACATGTATTGGAAACTTGCTACTCCGGAAACATCCCAAGTAGCTATCCCAGGAATACTAGGATTGACATAATTTGAATGAAACATGTTTTGACATGAAGTCAAAGGCCCAGGATTGAAAAAATCTTGAGCTTGTATTGTCATTCCAGTACATCCGTGTAAGAAACCTAAGCCGTTGTTTTCTATATCAAGGAACCCCCAATTTAAAATCTCCCTTACTTTTTTAGCAGAATCGCTATTACTAAATCTGAAATTTCTAAGATCTGTACCAGAAATTGTAATTGTATAAACTCCTGGGGAAGCATAATTATGCTTATGGGAATCTACAGGAGTATCAAAGGCTGTTATACTGGGGCTACTTGTAGTATCTCCCCAATCAATAATAAGATCATAAGTCCCACCAAGTTGAAAAGGAACTACAAATAAAGGATACTTTGCTTGTTCTTCAGCAATGTATGTTGCAATTTCCCCAGGGTCAGTTATCTCAGGAGGAACAACAATACTTTCTGAACTAGGAGTAGGCTCTATAAGTATTCTAAAAACAAAGTCATTAGAGGCATTTTGAATATTTGAGAGAACTCCTATCATTAAAGTATGTTTAGCTTACTATTGGTGTTTTTTGGGCTGTATAATTTATGTTGAAATTATAGATACTGAAAAGTCTGGTGCAGTTGCAGTTGATGTTGCGTCATTATTATCCGCTCCCAAAGTCATAGTCGCACTTATTCCAAGACTGAAAGCAAAGCCTTCTAGTGGTAAAGGATAAACCAATGTTCCATCTGCTGTCCTTACAAACATTTTGAATAAACCTGCTGCTGCTTGCCCGCATTTTATTTGCAAATCATCCATTTCTAATTCATCAAGGTCTTTATTTGTCGGAGCATCGTAAGCAACCGAAGCTATTATCTTTGATGTAGCTGTTACATTTGCATCCAAAATAGTGAACTCCATTTCAGCAACTGGCAAAGAACCAAAATCAATCTCAGTTTGGCTTACTGGGAAAAAGATATCAAGAATTGATATTTTATATATTTGAGGATTAGTATTGTTGGTTTTATATAAATATAAATCCATCTTACTGTTTAAATCCGAAAAATTTTCTACTCTAACCAGGTTTGTATTCATGCTATTACGATTAATTTATTAAAACTATCAAACAGGCTGAGATAAACCCAGCCTGCCGACAGTTGAAAAACAGAGAAAGAACCTTAAGAGAAACTTGCTCCAAATAGTGTAGCGATAGCTGAACCAGGTTGGTCAGCTGCAGTGTCCACATAAATTAGGTTGGTAATACCTGCTGTAAAAGAAGACGTCATACCTGGGATAGTATTTGTCTCTACTAAGCAAATTGTATCATAACCTGCACCTTGCACAACTTCTGCAGGGCGTGAACCTGGAGGAGTATCTAGGATAGCTCTCCCTTGTCCAATGAATCCCCAATGTAGAAACTCGTCCATTGCAACTTGTTCCCAAGTTCCGATGCCTTCATAAGCATTAGTAGTGTTAACTACTGGCATAGGAGCCATTTCATCTCCAGTCATAATTTTGACTTTGAAACGATTTACAGCATAATCCCTATTCCTTAGTACATCGAAAGAAGGTTGTACACCTCGAACAACAATGCTCCAACTAGTAGGAGTATCTACAACTTTAACAGTAGTCACTGCACCAGAGTCTCCTCTGTAAGCAGTTGTCAAAGTAATTACACCATCTACTGTAGAAGCTACGATATAAGTATCTGAAAAACCTCCAACACCTACTATTTCAATAGCAGCTCCTGCAACAATTTCAGCAGTTGTTAGTTCAGCTGCAGTAGCAGCTGTTTCAACACTTTTGCTGTTTCTTGTAGCAACAACTGTATCTGCAACATCAGCTCCTGCTGTTCCGTTGGAAGTTACAGTAACACGTACATATTTAGTATCTCCTGCTTCAAACAAAGTGTTTTGAAAAAGAGCGCTTCCAAGTCCTTGAGAAAGTTCTGCACCAGTTGCACTAGCATCTGTTTTGAACTGCCCAGTAATAGAAGGCCAATAACCTTGTCTGTGAGAAGCATCATTGTCTTGTTTTTCAATGATGATAAAATAAGAAGAGCTATCTTCTGTAAGAGCATCTGTAAAAGAGCTAATAGTTGTCACTTGCTGAACTGCCGGAGCATTTCTTTTAGCACTAGCGACAGTATTTGCTCTATTTACAATGGCAGTTACAGAAAGAGGATTGCTTGCACCTCGTCCTTGTACTATTTTGTAACGATCTACTGCAATAAGAGCCGCATTGTTTTCGAGAAACTTGTTACCAAGAGTTACGACAGCGATTGCACCATCTGCAAGGTTGTCTTTTGTTACGACTGTTCCAGCAGTAAGAGCAGTTGCTGGATTTGCAGTACTTCCACCGTATACTATACCAGTCTTTCCGATGAAAGCCTGATGTTTATTATTTGCTAATCTAAGCATGATAAATTATAAATTATGAGTTAAAAAATGTATTGTTAATTATTCTAAATTTTCCAGATCTACAGTAGACTGCGATTTTTGTTCTTTCACAGTATCTAACATTATATCTCTAGCTATTTCTACGATTGTTTGATGAACCTGGGGGTCTAGTTCACAATCTACATTATTGCTCCCCACATTTTTGTCTACGATAATACTCTCAGGAAGTTTCAAATATCTTAAAGAATATTTTGTATTTGTTGTTTCAACAGGCAGTATCAGTTCGTGACGATTAATTTTTGTAGTCTTTGAAGTCTTTTCTACATCATCTAAAGGATGATATATTACTGGGATATATTCTTTATAGTTATGGTAGATTCTCCAAACTCTGGCATCAACAGCATTTATTACAGGCTTTTTATAAATGTTACGTATGTTTCTTGCTACCTCATCATGTCTGACAGGAATAACAAGAGCCCTAACATCTTCGCAATCTTTGTTAGAAAGAAGAACCGTTTCATCTATAGCCCACATAAAGTCTTCAGGCAAGTCGAAAACTCTGCTGTTTTCATACATACTTTGTGGAGTATAAGAAGGTAAGTCTAGGGCCTGTCGCATTAAATTGGAAAGGCCCTGACCCCTTATTTCTGTTTCCTCTAGACCAGACATTCCTGCATTAGATTTTTTATTTACAAAGCTGTAGATATAGTGCCATTGCGCCATAGTCAAAACCTGGGATAGTTTTTTATCGCTATACGAAAAACTAGCTCCTGCATTAGCTCTGTTCAATAAAAACAGTAAATTATCTGCCTGTTCTATAGAGGTCATATCTCTTGTTCAAACTGGTTTTCTATTTGAGACTTTATTCTGATTACTGAAGCTTGGTTCTCTGGGTTATTAATCCAAGTAACAACATCAGAAATTTTACCAATTTCTTGGCCAGAATCTGTAGTGTATACATCATGTCTCTTTATAAAAAGACTTAAGTGTACAGCTTTAGAAATCATAAGCTTTTCTTCATAGTATGGGTCCTTAGTCATTTCTATAAATAGCTTAGGACTCTTATCAAAAAGCTCTGTGTAAGAAGCCTGAATCTGTTTCATGTCTTGATTCTTAGCTACTCTGATTCCTGCTACAAGAAGGAAGTCAAGCATTTTTTGTTTGCTTTCAAACTTCTTAATAAACTCTGCGTATTGCTTACCTCTTTCAAGATTTTTCTCTACAAGCCTATCTCTTTCTCTAGAGATATCTGTGATTACAAATTCTTGTGTAGGCCTTTTAAAAGCGTGGTACTCTTCTGGGGAAGACGCAATATATTTTTTATTAGCTAAAGCTACTTTGTAGTTTAACATATGCAAAGGGTCTCTGAGGTTAAGGGTTCTACCTTCTTCATCAATACTGATCTTCCCTCTTTTATCTTCTTGCCAAAAGAAACTAGCGCTAGAATGAATATTCAAATCTGCATTTAGTACAGCTTCAAAATACTCTCTTTCAGTCATTTCTTTATTATACTCAGGAACCATTTTTCTTTCAGTAGAGTCTAGTACTTCTACTAGTGACCCACCTTGTTCAAAAGAACGTCTTGGAACAGAATACACTTTTGCAGTGCCTTTAAACAAATGTGGATCTTTTGCTTTTTCAGCAGCATTCACCAAAAGTTTGTTCCATTTTTTACCAGCTTGTACTGGTTTTACTTCTACCACTCTATTTTCAAGATATGGATTGTTTACGTTTTCACTCATTTTAATTTGTTTTTCTTTGTTTTTTAATTAAGCTCCGCAGCTGTCACAATCATCTGGGTTTTCTATATTACAGACCTCAAGTTCTCCTGCATCTATTTTTTCTTGTCTTTCTTTGTCACGTTTTTCTAACGCTTCTTGTAATGCTGATTTACCCTCCATTTAAAATTTATTGTTGTAAAACAAGCATTAAGGGGAAGCAGTTATACTTCCCCTTTTTGCTTGTAAATTAATTAGGCAATGTTCAACTGCCAATCAAGAACCTTGGTTGGATCCTCAATGTTTAGACCGCCCCACTTAGCACAAACTACTTCATAACCATCAAGTTTAGAAGATGCATGTGTTGGAGAAGTTGATCCTTTTCCTCCAGGAGTATAAGGATCACGTAGTCCAGGGATTACTCGGACGATATCATTACGACCTTTAACTTTGATCCTTTTGATACCAGAATCTTCCCCTAGACCCATAACGATCATACGGTGAGATTCTGCATTACCCATTCCAAGTGGATGCTTAGATGGGAAAGTTACATCATCATCCAAGAAATCAAGGATTTCAACTGTAAGCCTTACTCCGTTGTAGTAGTGATATTCAGTGAACTGGCTACCATACTTCAGAGAATTTGCATGTCCAATATTTCCAGGTGCACCTTTACCAACAGACATTCCTGCTTCATTAGCAGCTGACTGGTTAGTAACGTAGAACTTAGAAGTAGACTGCTTTTGATCGATAGACTTAGCTATCTCCATTGCTCCTCTTTCTCCTGTTAGGATGTGAAGATGACGGCCTTTTCCATCTCTTGGGATACGTCCGATAGACATATCAAGGGCCATTTCACAAAGGTGAGTAATATCAAAAGTGTTATACTTATGTTGATTACCTGGGGCAATTTGATCGAAGAATCCAGCTCCAGTAGTAATTTCAAACTTGGTCTTATCGTCAAGGTTCAATATTTGACCGGTATTACTCCAGTTCTTTTTACCATATAGAGAAGCCATTGCTTCCATTTCATCAACCTGAGCTTTCACCAACATTTCGATATAGTTGACCCATACTTCATATGTCTTACCATTCAAAGAAAACGGGAACAACAATGGCTCATTGATTCCTTTTTCAATCATGGAACCTGCTACTTGGAATTCTCCACGTACCATTGTTGGTCTATTTTGCATTTTAAAAGGAGAAGTGAACCAAGTCTGAGCACCTTCATAAGAAAGTGTTCCTGGTACAGCACCATACAGTTTTGCAAAACGCTTTCCAATTGCAAGGTCCTCAAGAGGAACTGCAATTTCTAGGTCATCGTTTACAAGTTCTGTCTCGTATTTGTACTGACCACCTTCTTCATAGCTACGCTTAATAAGGAAGTGATAATCATCAGTTTCACCTTTAATAATTTCTGTGTTAGAGAAGAAAGGCTCATTGAATACAAGGATGATACGTGCTCTGTTAGAGCCATATGCTACTGGGAAAGTATTACCAGAAACAGTTCCACCATCTAGGGTTTCAGCATCTTTCAAAGGGACATTTTTGTTTTCTTGCCCTTTGACAAGCCATTGGTAAAAGCCTTCTTCTTGCTCTACCTCCATAACTTCAAATTGTTCAACGAAATTGACAGCAGACCTTTTCAAGTACATCTGGCTTAGTTGACGAATAAATCGTGATAGCAACTGTGGCTCCTGTTGGTACATAGAGAACAAATGGTTGCTGTGTAGCAACGAGGCCTTCATATCTTTGGCCTGGTATACTTGGTTTTTAAATAGATTCTGCATTATATGTTATTTGTTTTATTTTATTTTTAACTTCCCATAGCCCTTTTAAGTTCTTCTAACATTGTACTTGCACTAGAAGATGACCTTGAAATTTGTTGTTCATCAGTAACTAGTTTGTCTACGGAAGTTTTGACTTTGGTTTCTACTAGTTTTGAGATCTTACTTAGATCTGGACTGTAGCCACCTTTTTTATCGAATTCAAATAATCCTAAGCTGTTAAGCATTTCAATCGCAAGATTGAATTCTTTAGGATGTTGTTTTTGTTTGTAACCCAAATCGTTATATGCACGACCTTTTTCGTCAGTGTATACTGGGTTCATCATTTTTTCTTTCAGAAGTTTTTTAGTTCTTTCTGTCATTTTAAGACCAGGGAGAATTTCTTCTGATTCATCTATAGCAGAAAAGAGATCATTATAGTAATCTGTATCTTGCTTTTCTTTTAAAGCTTTAAGCTGTGATCTTTGTGTCTTTTTAGAAGCCACATAATTATCAAGTGTAGTTTTCAATCCTGGACGGAATTCTACTGCACGTTCTGTTAATTTCCCTAGATCTTTAAGATCTTCAATCATCTTTTCAGAATCTTTCCTAGAGAAATTTTTACTAGCAAGTGTTTTAGCAACTATAAATTCAGCAAGCTTTTCATCTTCTTCGATAGTCTCATCAGTAATCCTTTCTAAAAGATCAAGGTCTTTTGAGACCTGAATAGCTTCTGTTTCATCATCAAAATAATCTGCTATGCCTAGGAAAACCTTACGGGCACCTGAGAAGTTCTTGACATACTCTTCTTTCTTTTCTTCGCCTTTTTTGTCAATAGCTTCAGAAATTCTGTCTTTAAATTGTTTTGTATCAAACTTTGTAAGATCTTCATCTTCTTCTAGTTCAATTAATCCTTCATCATAAAGGGTTTTTGCAAATCTGTACAGAGGATTTGTCTTGCCTAAGTTGTCTGTATTTTTATCAGAAGGCTTATTTGCACTTATGATACTTTCAAAAGGGTTGTTATCTTCAACCTCTTTTTCACTATCATCTTCTTCCTCTTCATCAGAGGTTTTAAAATCAAAAATAACGTCTAGAGTCTCTGACTCTGATTTGTTAAATATTTCCTTTCCTCTCTCTGAATCAGGAGTAATTATTTCTATTCCTAGTGGCTTTATCATTTTCTCTTTATTTTAACTGTTTATTTTTCATAAAAGTTACATAAAACTACATATTTTTAATGTGGCTAATAGTTGTTTCTTTTATTTTTATTTTTTAGGCGCTTGCTTTTGTTTACGTTTTATAGCTTCATCTTCTAAATTTTTACGTTTTTGTTCAGCAAGTTTTTCTTTTTCTAGACTTATTTTATTTGTATGATGTCTATCTGCTTGTTCAACTTTTCTTACATCTAAAGAATTTGGTGCATTATCATTTTCTTGTTGTTGTATTTCTTGGGGAGCAGATTTCCTTATAGAATCTCTATCTCTAGACTCGGCATTAATAAGAGCTACTTCTATATTGTTTTCTAATTCTTTAGTAAACTTTTCAAATTCTAACTGCGCTATCTTTTCTGCAGAAGCAAGAGCTGCTTGTTGCTGTTGAGCTTGTTGTTCTTGAATTTGCTTAGCTCCTTGTTTAAGCAATTGTATTCTTTCAGCTGCAGAATCTGTAAGAAGCATTTGTGCCATGTGTTCCATAGTAGCTTGGCCGTTTTGCATTGCAGCATGCCCAAGCTCTTTCAACTCATCAAATAGTTTCTTACTGATTTTAGAAGAAGGGATATGTATATCGTATTCTGCAAAAGTGAAGTCTTTTGTGATTTTAATATATTCTTGCCCAATTTCGTTTAGTAGATACATCCCTCGTTCAGGGGTATTATAATAAGCTATCTTACAGACCTCTAGGAACTTTTTAATTACTAGTCTCCTAAACTGATTATCTATAACAAACCATTTTTCTGTAATTTTAGAGAATTGTTCTAATTCAGATTGTGCATTTCTTACAGCTGTACGTTGTCCTATTTCTCCTTCCCTAGCTCCATGAATACCTGAGATTTTTCCCATTGTGTATTCTATAGATTCAAGATATCTAGAAAGCATTTGAATAGACTCTGCATCAGAACCTAGGCTTACTTCTTGAGTAAAGAACGTGTTGAACATTCCCGCAGATTTTCCTTGGTTAGGGCCTTTAAGAATTTCTTGTGTAGGGTCGAGGAATAATACTTTATCAATTTCAGCAAAGTGCAAAAATTTCTGAGGGTCCCATCCTGCTGGTATCATTGAAGGGTTTACTGCAGTTGCCTTACCTTTATAAGTAGCTACTTGTAGTTCTCTTTTCCAAAAACCAATATCATAAGCTATATCAAAAGGCTTTATGATATCCGACAAAGATTGTATTTTATAAGAATTAGTAGATGCTGTAATTCCTATAATAGGCGGTAAACCATAAGAGATGTTTGTTAAACTTTTGCTTGAATGCTCTACTGGACCATGATAGAGATCAATATCTTTGCCAATACGTTCTGCTTTTCTCCACTCAGAAATCCATTTCCAATCTACAGTCTCTCCTCTAACTGTATCTGCTACGTAGTGTTCATTCACGTAGTCTATCTTTTCATCGCCCGTATCTGGGTCTATCGATGTACGTTCCCCAACTTTCCTTTTTGATTTCCAGAAAATTGTAATTACTCTCCATTCTCCTAGAGCATTTCTATCTGAATTATTATGACTAGCACTACGATATTCATCTTTGCTAAGCATTTGAATGACATTAGCTTCTACTGAACTTCCTATTTCAGAATTTGTAAGCAGAGTCATTCCGCCATTTATATCATGAGGATTCCCTGAGCTAAGGCCTAAGTGAGGAGTTTTTTCTAATTTGGAAACTTCGGCTTCTTTAAGTTTATCCCAATATCTATCATGTATTTTACCAGTAGACATATATTCTGTAATCAGGATAATATCTTTCTCATGGAGATACATGCTGTCTGTAGTTCCTATAGACTTTACATTCATAGGATGAAGCCTTTCCATAATAGGTTTTTTACCTACTATGTCTACTAGCATTATGGCTCTTCCGGAAACTAGTAAATCTTCAAAAGTTGTAGAAAAAACAAATTCATAGTTATGCTCCATGAATTCTTTTTTGAGAATAGCATTAGCGACTTTCTCTCCTATAGATTGAAAAGAGTACTTAGCCCATTCTTGCAATTTCTTTAATTCCTCTTGAAGTTGCTCTTCTGGCATCTCTTGATTAGTAACCAAAGAATCTATCTTAATGAGGAGTTTTTTCTTAAGCTCATCTGTTTTATTATCAATTCCTATAGAATCGTTGTTAGACACATAAGCCCTGAAGTCTTTGTCCATTCCTGCATAGTCACCTAATAGCAAATTGATCTTTGCATTTCCAATTCCTACGTGCTTAAACTTAGCCGGGAACTTATCCATGCCCATTTTATTTGGGTCTAACTGGGTAACATATTTGTTTACATCTATAACATTAACACGAAGATTATAGTTCTCATTCATGTTTTCATAATCTTCATCTGAAGAACTATAAACTACAAAAGACTCCGCATAATCTAAATGCTTTTTATGCCAAGCATCTCCTTTACTGGCCTCGTTTAATTTTTGAGGAGGAAAGCCTAAGTTGGCTACTATTGATGTGGATTGTTCAGTATACTTGCTCATGGTGTGATATTAATCCTCGTTTAGCAAAAAACTCGCTTTCTACAAAAGCCATTGTTTTTTCTGTGTTCGCTCTCTCTACTTTATTTAAAGTCTCTTCGTGCCAGAATAGCATTCCTAAAGCAGAAACCCTATCTGTGTTATTACTTGTATTCCACTTGATAAGCTCTTGAATAAGAGCTGGAGATTGTATAGTAGTAAGGTTCATTACTTCTTTATCTTTTGCAACTGGGCTGATAAGCCATGAAGCAATAAAGTCAACTGCTGTTGAATTAACTTTTGTACTAGCGTTGATACCTTTAGCGGTATTGGTATTTTCTCTGTAAGTGTCTGAGTTTCTTAGTTGTCTAGGAGTATCTGCTAACAGATAAGTACTGTTATGTTGGGAGAAATAAGTAAATAAACCTACAAGGTTTTGCTCGTACATCAAGCTAGCTTTGTAGTATAAACACAACATTCTGGCTTGTTCATAGAAAAACTTTGCATCATCTGTTCTTCCAGTATACTCAGCACAAATCTTATTTGTTAAACGGTCGTAGATAAATATAGAAGGAAGGGAATCAGTAGTAGCTCTGTCTTTGTCTACAACGTCAGCTCCTGCGATATACCTATTTCTTGCTACGTCTCCATGTTCTCCTTTTACAGGTTTTAAGAAAATCTCTACACAACCTGTTGGGTCTTCTTCTACACCTTTGTTGGTTTTGCCTATTGGGTAGTTTCTTATTGGAAAAGCATTTTCGGAGACATCTAGATAGGGCTCAGATTGGTCATTAAATTTCATCCAACCTCTATAAGAATGATCGACTAAATATTTTCTAGAGCCCCCAAGTAGTTCTTGCAAGTGGTCTTTGAGAAGTATTGTTGGGAATCTTGTACCTTCTGTTAATAGGAAAACTTCAGAAGGAACTAAGGGAGAGTTAATAATATGTCCGGAGTATTTCTTTCTATCCCCTTTCTTTTTTTGTCTTTGGATGTTCTCGTATTTAAGAGCTGTTTCTAAATCTGTAACTAGATTCTCTCCTTTTTTGAAAGTATTGTTAGCTTTAGTAATAGGTACAAAGTATCCTATCTTACCTCGCTTCTCCCACTCGTCATCAAAAGCTAAACAGTTATATTTTTCAGGGTCTCTAAAAATATGTTCTACATAGTTTATAGAACCTCCATTTACATATCCTCCTGTACCTAACATCCATATAACAAGTCTGTTATGTATCTGAGATACTTGAGAACCTTCCACACCCGCAAGTGCTTCTGCTAAAATATCAAAGAAACCAATCTCATCGATGACCATCAAGTTTGGTCGACCAGCATTACCAGCAAGAGGGTTGTTTCTGAAAGTTCTGTGGTAAACTACAGAACCATGTTTATTTGTGAAGTCTCTGTTTTCTCTGGGAGAACCTTTAAAGCCAACATAGAAAGGGGCCCTAAAAGTTGTATCTAAATATTGGACTTCCCCAGGTAGTTTGCTATAACCTAAAAGAACTTTGTCTATTAAAGGCTTAGAATATTTTGTATCGATAGCTCCAACTATAGTGTCAGACTTTGCATCTCCTCCTTCTGCTTTTATTTGGAGATAATAATCATAGTCTGTCGAACCTCCGAAAATAAAGTTATGTGCAATAATAGCAGCGCTGGAGAAACTTTTTCCCGAACCTCGGGACTGCATAGAGATAAAGTTCTTTGCCTTGTTGTCGTATAAAGGCTTTCCCATTGCAGTTAGCTGCACTGTTCTGAGATAATCTCTAGCTGGGGTATAGGTTTTGAGAAGGTCTTCCTTTCTTATTAAGCCTTTTTCAATATATAATTTAAAGATTCCCAGCTCTTTAAGCACAGCTTTTTCTGGGCCTAGGAATCTATTGCAGGTATATACCTTATCCCCAGAAAATCCAGAGAATCCTCTACACTCTTCATAAAGCAAAAACAACTCCCAGTCAATGTCTCTTAGCCAAGGAAGGATAAGTTTTTCACCGACAGACTTTATATCTTGGGCTTTGATATGGAAGTAGTTAATATAAAAGTATAAAGGGCCTGGCATCCATTTACCAGATTGCCAGGTCCCTTCTATACATTTTCTTTTCTCACTCTTCCAAAAATCCAGATACTCATATCGATCTGTAACTGGGTTAAAAGAAGGTATCTCAGAAAGTTTATAAGAACTATTAGATATACCTGTCCAAAAATTCAAACTTATTTTTCCATTATTTCAATTACTTCTGTTAGAGGTAAAAGTTCTCCTGAAGTTCCCTCAACTACTTTTAACGAGAACGTTGGTTCAAAGGTTACAGCAGCACGAAGTTTTTCTCTTAAAGCTTTCATGGCAGCAAGTTCATCTTTCGCATCTATGATATAAGTTTTCTCCCCTTCTTTGTCAAAAGTGTAAGTTCCTTTATCTTCTTCATGGGTCCAACCATCTACAATTGGAGTAAGCCTTACAAAGTTTTCTTCCTTATCATCATAATAAGTATTATTAAACATATGATTCACATGTACACTTAAGTACTCTTGTGAGTAATCTGTTTCAGAAACAGTAGGCGTCTCTTCTGTAAGTTCATCAAGTACAAAAATTAGGTTCCTATTTACAGTAGCCATAGAATTATACATCATATTAACTTTTTGCTCCAGAGACATTATTGCATTTGTAAGTTCTCTTTTACTAGGCAGATTAACTGCAGTGTTTTCTACCGGCTTTTTACTCACCGGCTTTTTACTCACCGGTTTTCTGTTTGTCTTCTTTGTTGACATCTTTTTCTATTTTTATTAATTTAACTAAAAGTATATTGATCCTTTTTCTTGTATATTCTTGCAGGTCACGGATCTCTTTTCTCACTGCAAAAAGCATTTCTAGTTCTGACATTGGCTTATTATTTATATCTCTCCAGTTTCTGATAAAGATTCTCTTTCGTTGATTTTGTTATCTTCGTCTCTTAGTGACTGTTGAATGAGATCATAATTTTGAAATAGCTTCTGTATTTTTTCCATGATATCTGTAATGTGCTTTACCTCAGAAGTTTTCATTTCTTTTAAATCGCACGTATTCGCATAGTCGTTGATTTTATCTAAGTTTTCTTTCCAACGTATTAATTGCATTTCTGCAGGGGATAGAACACGGGTCCTATATTCTTCTACGAATTTTGGAAAGTTTTTAATTGAGGCAAGTTGCTGCTTAAATTTATTGTGTTTATTAGGGTCGCTAAAAACCATTGACTTAGGGTGCTCGCAAATATGCAAAGCCCACATTGTTTCTGATGAAGTTTTTACAGTGTCTTTAAGCTCTTTAAATATACTGTACGTCAAAAGTTCTGGAAAGGTTTTCCAAAAGTCATTTTTACTATCAAACTGTTCAAATCTTTTCATGATGTAAATTTAATTTCTATAAATGTTACTCTAGCTATTTTCATATTATCACATTAGGTTCAAAATCAAGTTCATAGTCATAATGTTCAGAATCATTTTCGCCTACCTTTAGGGAATACAGTAAATCTTTCTCAAATACAGTAAACCCTACAATCATTCTTTTCAATTGTTCAGGATCGTGTTTGAGGTACACAAAACCCCCGAGTGGCCAATGCTCTATAACACTCTTTATTTTTTTTAGTTCTTTTTGCGACACTTAGATAATATTTTTGCTTTAGAATTTTCAATAGTAAAAATATAGCATTCATCGTCAATATAGTCTCCTTCTACTTTCCAGCGGGTTTTAGAATTAAAAAAGATAAGTCCTTTTTCTTCTGTTTCTATATATCCTTCTCTGTAAATTCCTGTCGGCATATATAAAATTTATCTCCCAAAACCCGCTTTAGGCTTTGCAGTGTTATTAACAGCTATAAGTGTAACATCTTCCCATAAGTTCTCATCTCCAGTATCTACTACATAATAGGTACTATCTGAATAAGGATGATACTGACATCCAACTACAATCCCTTTTTCTTCAGAAGGTGTGTGCTGAACAGTATCTCCTCTTTTGAACCTAAGTTCAAGTACTTTTTTTGTAACTTCATTCTTTTTCTCCATCATTTCCTGTTTCTTTATTGTTCACTCTGTTGGGAATCATCTTTCCCATATTCGTTATGTGCAGCGTCTTGCTCTTCAGCGGTAAGTTTTTCCTTATCCACAATCCTAAGTGCTTCCATAATTCCTCCACTTGCAGGAGGGTCAACCCGTGTTTGTCCGCTATCTTTTGTAGTATCTCTCTGTTGGGTATTTGTCTCTGTCTCACTTTGTAGGGATAAAGGTTTTATTAATGCAAATATAATATTTTCCGGGACAGATGGAATATCAAGATGCTGGTTAAGTTTATCATCTTCTAATATGGGCTCTTCATATAGTTGCTTTTTCTGAAGGGCCCTAATAAGATTAGACAACTGAGTCGTCTTAATATTTAAAGCTGCACTCATTGACTTTTTAGTACTAGAAGAAAGAATAAAAGCCATTCTTTGTCTCATAGGCAATAGTTTGTACTCTATATTAAGAGTTAACAAATGTGCTAGTAGTGCTTTTTCTTGTTTAGTCAATGTAGGAGATACTAGTAGTGACACTGCATCCACAAAGGTTTCTGTAGAGTGCGGCACTTGTATTTTATAATTCATGTATGCAGTATTTTTAAAGTTCTTTCATACCTACCATCGTCAAGTATTTTAAACCCAAATTCTTTATTTTCTATCCTGCTGTTATTTCTTAATATATCTACTTCTTGAGAATATAAAATTTCATCCCAGTGTACAATATGTTCTAAACATGTAGAAGATATAGTCACAAGCGTAGTATTATTAGAACAGTGTTCTATTTTAAGATACCCCACTTGCTCTTCAAATATCGCATCCAGGTTAAAATTCATCATCATTGTCCTCATCTTCTGGGAAATCTGTAGGCATTTCAAATAATGGGTAAAGCTCAATAGTCCCATCTGAGTATGTGAATTTGACTTGTTCGCCATCTAGTTTTTCTATCCTAATACAAGTAATCATAAGTCTTCTAGTTGTCCGTCTTTAATACTAGTCTGTCTATATATCTGATCTTTTACATCAAAGTACCTCCCGAAACACCTATCAAGTATTCCAGGAGACTTTGGTTTTATAAGGTAAACAAGAACTTTCATATCTGTTAAGATACATTTATACAATTTCCCTTCAGATAACTTTTCTATTTGCAGACTCATTTTTAAAAGGTTAGAATTCTATTTAATTAGCGTAGGATCCCACTCAGGTATTGGAGAACTGAAAGTAGCGCCAGTAAACATTTTTGAAAAATTAGTAACCTTTGTAGTATCCCATCCAGTAAATTGAAAAGGAGAAAAGGGCTTTAACTCGATGCTATAGTTGCTATACTCTTTTTTAGGCAATAACTTATAAAGAAATTGCATAACTTCTAATTTAGAATTGTAGTCACTAACCAGTACAGTTTTATTTGTCGTATCTATTAATATCTTCATGTGTTATGTAATTTGGTTTCCCCTGTTGTAATGTAAAGTTTCATACTATAAAGGTAACAATTAGATACAGGTTCCCTTCCCTGTCCCCGGTTTTTTTTCCCCGAGACAGGTTTTTATAATCTATTCTTTTACTTCATATTCTGTCAGTGCTTCCTTGTAACCAAGGCTACCACACTCTTCTTTAACATATATATAGCGTTACCATTGCCATTAAAGTGAGTCCAGATACTTATAAAAAGAACTTTTTGATGTCTTAGAAGTTTCCAGGTTATAATACCTTCACTGCTCCTAAGCCCTTCCTGACACCCGTTAAGTTGAACTAAACCTAGGCAAAAGGACCGGTTGAGTGATCTGGTTTCTGATTCCAGGCTCAACACCATTGCAAGTATACGGAAAAATATTGATCGGGTTACAGTGGACCTAAAAAAAAATTTGAAAATTTTTTGAAAATTTTTAACATGTTGAAAGTTCATAGGCAGGGACCACCCTGAAAAACAGCCCCTTAGAAAATTTGGAAGGGCAAGTATGCCCGACTTAAATCATGAAAAAAGATGGCAATAGGCAGAAAGAATGCTCGCAAGCTAGAAGGCAAGGTTATTACCTTGGCCAAAGCAAAATCTTTACACAACGTAAAGAAGTTCCAGTTTAAACGATTTGGAGACCAGCTCCGAATCTTCGCCAAGGGTAACCTCATTGGCTTTTGCAATGAGAAATGGGATATAGACCAAGGTGAACCTTTGGTTATCCTCCATGAGGATAATCGTCTCTACTTTACCCTCGCAGGCGAGGCTGCAGGAGAGATTTGAGTTCAGTTAGCTAGTGTGCATTGCACATTAGCTAACTTCCTTCTTGTTATGTCAGTTAAAAAACATCCACAAAAAAAAGAACTACAATAGTTCTTTCTTTCATTTACACTCATCCTAAACCCAACAGCCATGAGATTGCTTATCAGATTCCTTTACCTAATAGTGTTCCCACTTCTTGGAATACTCTTAATGGGTAGCTATACTTACCTATTCTACTACACATGTGAATTCACTCCAAATATTGGAACTGATGTTTTTACCTACGGATTAGGTATACTTTCACTATTTGTATCCATACT